AATGAAGTGACGCGCACGCCCCGAAGGGCATGCGCAAGTTAGACACTAGACCTCCTTAGCGGGGTCTTCCTGCTTCTTTTCCTTATCCTTACGGAACTGGTCGACTACCATTTTAAGGAAAGGGATAGCAATTTCCAACACACGAAGAATTTTTACAAATAGTTTCATAATTACGATAATTAAATAAGTTAAAAAATTATATTGAACTAGCATGCTATTCACCTTGTTGTGCTTGTTGTGCTTGTTGTCCTTGTTGACCTTGGTCGACATCTTGAGCATCAACCTCATTAAGAATGTTATTCTCAAAGAAATCACGTACAGCATCCATATCAGTAAGAGTGGTATTATACCGACTGGGCAACATATTTACAAGGTCTTCATCAGAGAGATTGTGACGTTTCGAACGAGGTAAGGGCTGGAGGAAAGCCATAATCTTATCACGCTCTAACGGCGACAATGTCGAAGACAATAGTTTATTTACGGGGTTCTCGATATTGTCCGTAACAGGGTCGATAGTAAAATAGACATCAGACAATGACATTATTTCTGTATTCAAAGCTGGTAAATCCACATTAGGAGAAGACACGGCTACAGCTTGTTGTAACTGGTCCTCGCTAAAATGCGGAAAATATACACTTAAAATATCCATAGCAATAAAAATTAAATATTAAACACGTGGCATGCCATCTTCACTCATATCGCTCACTTTCTGTATCTTAAAATGAGCATAACCAAACATACAGTCAGACAACTCATTACCATTGTAATTAACAGCAAAAACAGAATTAACCCAACGTGGAGAAATCTTTAACTGAGAAATATTAAAGGCAAACTTATTACCATTAGCAAAATCAGACTTAGAAGGAAATTGACGCGCACGCGAAATAGTCCAATATGCCAAGGGGCCATTACACGTAAATTGACCATGATTAACATCAAGAGCAGTCTTTAATTCCGAATAGCGTGGCTGCCAGCCAAACAAAACAGCAGGGTCACCTTTCTTAGTACCATCATCATCAGTCACATATATTGAACGTAATGGTTGCATCCCAAGATTTTCAAATTCGGGAACAAAGAAATCACCACGTTCTAACTTAGTTAACAGTGGGTCAACACGCGTACTATCATACTGCATAGCTGGAACCAATGAATAAATACACATTAATAAACCAGGCTCTTTCGCATCAAATACAATACGACCAGAACCACTGCCAACACCTTTACCAGTAACTTTACCAAGATAACCAGCCAACTTAGATTTAGATACATCAGATACAGCAGGGTCAGTAGTTCCAGAAGTTTGAGTAACATCGCCAACTTGAACGTCACTATCAAAGCCACCTAAATAATATACCTGACCATCTCGACCTTCTGACACTTCAACACCAAAATGAGCTGATATTTGTTCTGCATAAGTCTTACCAGCACGGGCAGTTATAGACAAAAGTTTATCCAAAGCAAAAGCCGAACGAATGGAAGACACATTTATAATATCATTATCAGCATTAGCAAAATGAGCAGAGATACCAGAAGAACCAACACCAAATGTATCGCCATTCGAACCGTCAGACAAAGACAATCCAGCATTAATAGAATTAATGTCAATATCAAACAATGGCTTAGGAAGAAGATTGGTAAAATAATCCAAGGGAGCATTACGATAACGCATATTAAACATCTTAAGCACATCAGAAGTAACAGACAATGGAATTAAACCATTATACTTATCCAAACTAAAACTATCAACTTCATAAGGCTCATAAGAAGTATTGCGATAATAATCACTATAAATCTTATTGTAAGCAGCTATGCGAAATAATGATACATTACCTTGCAAATAAAAATCGTCTTCAGAAGGAAATTTAGAATAAATATCTGGCAAACCTAACTTGCCGTAACCTAACAGATCCAACAAACGCAAAGAATTATAACGATGATTAAAACCAAATATATCAGTATTTACATCACTTTCTAACAAAGACTTAAACAAGCTATCCCTACTAACATGAGGTACTAACAATGGAACCTTATTAGAAGAAACAGAAGCAACAGCAGATGAGCGGAAATCATTCATACCAGTTATAAACTGGTCGAATTGATGCCAAAGTTGGCTGTAAGGAACAAAAAAGAACTCATAAACACTGCGCATCGATATAAATGCAGCAGTATTCATGGGAAGCGTTCGCATGAAGTCACTAGCTTGAATTTCTACATGGTCGTGAAAATTCAAATCCAAGCACATAATCGGAAGAAGCGCACCACATGGGGCAGTAAACATATGCTTCTGCGATAAATCGAACGCGTTACGCGGTCTGTTAGCCTTGCTAGGCTTGATTTGAGGCATTTTTTTCATAAAACACACTTTTACTAATTAAACAAATATAATATCATTAAAACGAACGTGAGCATTAATAGCAACACGCAAAAAACAAACACATTATGACTTTTCATAATAGATTACTAATTAATTAATGATACGAACACCATTTATATAGGAATTCTTGATTTTCTTAGACTTATTACGCTTTTGGAATCTAGACAAATTTTGATTGACGAAATTTTGATAAAGGCCAGTGTTAACAAAATTAGAATAACGCTCTGAAAAATCAGAATCATTCATAATGTCATCATTACCATGAGTAGAATAACCGAAAGGATAGGCGCCACACATGGCATTTTTAAAACCAACTTCATCAACCATATCATTAAATAAGGTATAGAATTGCATCATAACATCACTATTCTTCATTACTTCGTATCTGTCGAGAAGTTCGACATACAAAGAACACGGATGAGACCACAAGCCGAAATAACCTATATCTATTTCCATGCCGACTTTCCAAGCAGTCCGAGAGGCATACCAATTCATATCATTGTCTAACTCGAGTTCATAAAACTCAGTAGGGTAGGTGCGCTCATACCATTTTCTATAGGTCCACTCACGAAATTTTGCTATAAACTGATGCAAGAACAAACGCGTATGTTGTCCATATTGCCATATACAATGCGCCTCACGAGCAGCATCTAACCATTCAGCACGCCGTTCTGAATAAGCGAAATAAATCCGTAATTTCGTATCAAAAGGAATTTGACTATATCCTTTACACTTGACGAAGAGGGAAGCGCAAATATCGCGGTCGAGCGGAACACTAACGTACTCGGGCTGTTTCGTTTGCTCATTATACATTTGTACGTCTCTTCGATAAGTTCCTTTTCGGACTTGTCGCAATACTGCTTCTCTACTGCATTTGTAACTTCCGATAATCGGGTTTCTAG